CTTGCCATGCTTTCTCAAGGCTGCGGAGCTTGTCTTCAGTAGCTGCAAGCGTGGCCTGCATTGTCTCTTCTGCGGGCTTCAGAAGTAAATTCGTATCGACAGCTATTGCCTGGAGCCGGTCGTTGTATGTCTGCGTCGCCTTCTCAAGCTCGACAAGCGCAGCCTTGTACTTCTGCATTTCTGGATTGGCGCGTACCATTGCATACGTAAAGGCACCAATCCCGAGAGTTACAGCGGCCATCCCGGCAGCAAGCACCGGATGCGCCTTCGCCCAGCCAAGCAGCGAATCAGCCGTCCTGTTGAAGTTTCCATACAGCGGCGTGACAACATCATCAATTGCCGCGAATTGCCACGCAATCTTCCCCAGCAGCGGGTTGACCTGGCCGACAGCACGCGCTACGTCCCGAAACGCAGCCTTCGCCTTTGCGCCTGATACCTCGGTCTTCTTCCCGAAGTCCTGGCCCTTCTTCTGGATCTCGTCCAGCCGCTTATTTATTTCGAGCGTTGCTCTGGTGAACTCGTCGAACTTCGCGCTGAACTCAGCCTGAAGTTTTTCTACTGTTTCCGCCACTGGCTAACGCCTTCGCTTTTCGTGCCTCGTGTGCCGCCCGGCGCTCGGCAAACTTCTTCTTCGTCGCATCGTCCTGCGGCTCGTCGCAAAGATCTCTGAAGAGCCGGTCCACTCCGTAGCCACGCTTGAGATTGCCCATGCCAGCAATGATGTGCGCGATCATCCATGCACGCTCGCGATGCCTCTTGCGCTCCAAGTCGATCCTTTCTTCCGCTATCGCAATGAGTTCCCATGGGCTCAAGTCCCATGCAGACTCAGGATCTATCCCGTACTCGACGACGGCGAGCTGCCAGAGTCTTCGGGAAGTCCAAGTAACAACTTCGTCGTTGTGTCTGCTGTATCGATCAAGTTTTTTTTTGCTTCTTCGGGCAGAGCTGCGTATTCAAGTCGCATCAAGTCCATCTTGAATTTGGAAAGGTCCGAGCCGTCCATCATTTCCATGAGATCGTCTTCGGATAACTGCGGCTCGCCGCGTGCAAGCCCTGCCCAAAGAAGCAACACATAATCACGCACCGTCCAATCGCGTCGCGTGGCAACCCACATGTCATAATTGATTTCCGGCTTGGTCTCTTTCAACCGCTGCTCGATTCGCTCCATGGCGAGCAGGTTGATTCGCCAGACGCGAGGCTTGTCAAGATCCAGTGTGATTTCGCCACGAAGACGCGAGGCCATAGATACTACCCTCCTGCTGAGATCGCCCAAACGGTAAGACCAGTGACGCCAGAATACGTAATCTCGAACTGCTCAGACTCATTATCGAAACGAGTCTTCTCGAATGGGCCAACGACAACATCCCCGGTTGTAGCAGGTATGACAACCTCAACGTTGTGCGTGCTGCCTTGCGAGCAAGTCTCTTTCGAAGAGATGGTGGCCGTGATTTGCGAGCTTGTATTGACAAACCGCACCATGGTCACGCCATCATTCGGAACTGCATCACCACCAGACGCAGCGGAGGCTCCGGCACCCATATTGGCTTCGGTGTGTCCCGGCTTGATCACTGTAAGAGTAGCCATTCGTCAAATCTCCAAATCAAAAAGTTGTTGCTGTTCCCTTGTTACGCTATGCGCCTCTACACCTGATCCTTGGTGAGCGTGGACTTGCCCTTGAGCGTAAGCGAGTATTCAACCGTCCCGTCATACGGGAATTTCTCATCGAATGACTCAATCTCCGCTTCGCCCTGGAAGTACCGACCCGTCGGCGTGATGAACTTGAATTCCCGCGTCTCGTCATCGAAGAACGCCGATTCGAGATACAGGAATCCGTCATCGTCCTCCTCGATGAGCCCGTCACAGGAGACCGTCCACCCGCGAGTCGTGCCGATGAAGTCCTCCCAGCCGGCGTTGTCTTTGCAAGTGATGTCCACCGTGGCCTTTTTGAACGAAAAGCTTGCATTCTTCTGGCCAGCTATCAACGTCCATGTCGGAGAGGCCGTTGTCCCCGTGTTGATATATAGCAGGCCATCCAGTCCTATTTCCGCCATGGCATTCAATAACCTCCAAAAGTCATGTGACGATTTGAACTTTCCACATAAAGGTAAGGGTCGCGTGCTGTATCAGGAGCGTGCCGTCGAAGCTCTTGTCCGACGCAAAGGAGTTGAACTGCGTCCGCACCACGCGATATCCAGCCGACGCGAGATCGACGTTCGAGCGGGTGAGCGAGACGACGAGACTTTCCGCGAGGTCCGTGAACTCCTTCATGCCTCGATAACTCGTCCAGATGTCGATTGGTACGGTGATATCACAAATCTGCTCGGTCTTCGTGCTGGCCGAGACTGCCGAGGGTGCCCCGATGGTAATGTATGGATACTCGCGCTTGGGATCGACGTAATCGTATACAGGCATCGATAGGTCCGTGCCGAGGCGCGAGTAAACCTGTTCGAGCAAATCGGAAATCGGAAGGTGTTCTCTCATTTGAGCAGCCCTCCAATTCGCGCCGCCTCGACAGCAGCCTGGTGGAAGATACGCTCGAGGTTCTTCTTGAAGACGTGCTTCTCGCGCAGGTACGCTGGATAAAGGTGAGGCGTTGCGTCTGTGCCCTTCTGCCCGATCTTGCGACGCACGACGAACTCCATGCGGTTACGATTCGCGATAGTGTCCGGGTTGACAAGCCCCTTTACCAAGAGCCACTGGAGAATCGGGCGATACGTCGCCTTTGGCCCGCCAGGTGGCCAGCGCCCCGGCCCGCGCCCCATTTCGTAGTTGTGCCAGATGCCCTCGACCCATTGCGCGTACGGTGCGCCGGAGTATACGGTGCCGTGGAGCCCGTCTTCGGTGATCGTATAATCAATTTGATCCTTGAGCTTCCCGAAGGCTACGGGTGCATACCCTCGCGCCTGCGCCTTTGTCGCCACACAAGCACGTTTTACCTCGCGTTGCGCACCTGCTCGCGTGCTTTTGAGCAGCAACTCCAGCGCTCGACGCGAAGAAGAAAACCCTTTGAGCTTCATCCGGATCATGCTGTCACCTCCTCGCAGAGCAGGCGCAGCTCGCGGTCGCGCTCGTCCACGTTGACGACCGACCGAATACGAAACGTCCTCGTCCCGTACACGATCTTCATCTCGCTTGTGACACCCGCAAGATACCGCGTCGTGATCTCGTGACTGACACCCTGGACGACCTGCGCGGCCTCGTACCGCCGCGAGCCAGAGAGCGGCGTGATGCTCGCCCAGACGGGAGAACCTGCAATTTCCACCCACGATCCAGAAAGCCCGCCTTGCGCGTCCCGCGTCGCAGGAGGCTCTTCGATCATGACCTTGTGCTTCAATCTGCCAGCTCTCATGTGAGCAGGAAAATCTTGTAAGAGTGCAAAATCTCAACGACCATCGTCTCAAGTTCCTTTGAGATAGACCCAATCAGCACCGGTTCTCGATTCTCAAACCAGTGCGAAACAAGCAGCCGAATCGCGTGTTTGAATCCATCCGGGACAGCAGACGCGAGCCCGTAGCCAGCAACCCACTTGACATAAAAAGCGTCGTAAGCTCGAAGACCCGTCGGCCATGTCTGGCCCCAGTTAAGATGGACACGCCCGCCGACAGTATCCACACGGTAATAGGTGCTTGAGAATGTCGTGGAAACGTCTGCGGTCGAGTACGATTTAATCTCCGTCACGCTCTGCACTGGCGCAGGAATCAATCGGAAATCATCTTCCTCTGGTATGGCATCGGCCCAGCCTTCCAGTGTCTGCGTGATCAATACTCGATTCGTATACTGCTCCACCCACTTGACTGCCGCCTTGATAAGCGAGTCGATATATGAATCGTCGTCGTCCGAGGTTATCCGCATGTGCGTTTTCGCCTCATCTACAAGCAACGGCTTGGTAATTGCCGCAGTTGATACGTTTGTGCGAAGTAGGAACATCGGAACGTCCTCGGTATAGAGTCCCTGGTGGGGCCAAGCTTGGCGACCCCACCAGGGCGCGAAAGGAGGCAATGACTACGGAGTTGCTACAGGCTGGTGCCGTGCCTTGCCGCAAAGAACGGTCGCGCAATAAACGCCACCAGTTGACGGCGAGCCAGTCACGGTACAGACGACCTTGATATACGGTTGCGTCCCCGTGTATCCGAAAATCTGCACGGCGCTATCATGCGCTGCGGTAGTGTCAAGAACGCATCCATTAGCAGAACTACCTGTTGCAGCTGGAATGATATTCGCAGCCGCAACTGCGGTATACGATCCGCCGCTAGTTGCACATTCCGTCAATGAGAATGTGTGAGTACCATCAGTGATAGTTCCCGATGTAACCACGATCCATACTTGTTCATATCCGGTAATATTAACTGCGTCACCGGTCGTCGTCGTGGTGCGCGCAGCTGCTGGTACGATACTTTGATCGCCCCAGAGAGTAAGTCCACCGCTCAAAGGCATTGGTTAATCCTCCAAATGAAGTCTCAAAGTTGATTGGGAATGCCACATGGTTGCTACGTCGCCCAGGTTCCGATCTTGATAGCCTCAGGAAGAACAACCTGACCACCAACACGCTTGGTCGAGTAAAACTCAATGTATGGCTTATTGGTGAATGGGTCGCGCATGAGCGTGATGCCAATGCGGTCCACAATGCAGTAGCCAGCCTTGAAATCGCCAAAATAGACAACCTTGTCACCCGTAGATGCGCTCACACATGTTGCGACATCGTTTGCCGCAACATACGGCTGACCAAGCAAGGTGGGCGGTTTGTCGGCGGCGATGCCAGGTTG